GGATTCTCCTTATTAGAAGATGACGATACTAAAAGAATCGGTATGGTTAAAGATTTATCTGACCCCTTGTTCTATACAATAAATAATCAAAGGGTATATAGAGATGTAGTATATCTAAAAGGATTAAGATTAGTAGTAGAAACTATGTATGGTCCTAATACTACCTTTGATTTAATAGAACTATCTCCTAGATTAAAAGCAGACATATCTTCATATGTATTAAGTTTTGAAACTAATAAAACTATATCTAAATCTGACTATGGCTTGCCAGTAGGTGGCTTAGTAGCCTCAAATGGACAGGTTGAAATATTAAATTATGACGGGGCATTCAATGAAAATAATACTGACAGCCTTATATATGGACTATTGAAACCAAATGTAAAGTTTGATTTCTATGAAGCAGTATTAAATGTTAATGGCTATGATAAATTTATTCCTTTAAAAACCTTCTTTTCCGAAGAGTTCCCATCTGTTGTAGGTGGACTTTCAAACCTATCCATACCACTAAGAGATAACTTCTTTAGGTTAGAAACAATGACAGCCCCAAGCATCATGCTTAATAACACGACCTTAACAAAAGCAGTTGCAGTGCTTTTAGACTATATAGGATTTAGTAACTATGTATTTAAAAATATAACTAATACAAACGATCCAATCATTCCATATTTCTTTGTTGAGCCAGACGCCTCAGTAGCAGAAGTATTAGAAAGATTAGCAATAGCAACTCAAACAGCAATGTTCTTTGATGAATATAATAACTTTGTAGTAATGTCAAAAGAATATCTATTACCTGAAACTTATCAAAGAGAAGAAGACTATGTGTTATATGCAGAAAAAACTGCAGTATCTAGCGGATCCGTACTACCTAACATTATAAGTATTGATGGGGTAGAAACAAAAATTATTAATAATGGAAGAATTAATTATGTTACAAGATATATACAAAGATCTGTATCATCATTAAACCAAGCAATAAAAGTAGATCAAGATAGAACTTATGTTTACAAACCAGTCTTGCTATGGGAAATAGCAGACCAGCAAGAAAATAAAACAGTAAACGAACAATCAAAGTCTGGTGGATACGCTTTAGGAGCAGTAGCATTAAATACAACACTATCAGGATCTGTGCCATATGTTGAAAACAATATAATTAGAAATAACATTATAGACATTGGAGAAAACGTATACTGGTTACCAAGATTTCAAGGATACCTTTACGCTAATGGAGAAGTTATTAGATACGATGCAGTAGAGTATACAATTCCAGGACAAGGAACATTCTTTCTTACAAGTAATCAAGAGTATCAAAAATATTTTTCAACACTTCCCTTTAATGGAAAGATGTACGCTACTGGCAATATAAGAATTTATACAGAACCATTCTATGAAGAGTTAGAGTCTGCAGCAGTAGTTGGATTAGAGCCAGGAGTTACTTACAAAAATGGTGTTGTAAAATCACATGGACGTGCACAATTTGGAACAACCGTAGTTGAGCATAACGCTGGTCTATCAAGTTACTGGTCAGACAATTCATATGTTCGTGGTATAAACATGGCATCTCAATTTTTATTTACAACTACACCAACAGCGTCAATTCCCTTTCCTACAAAAGTAGCGCTTGGTCCAACAGTTGGGTCAGACACAACTACGGCAATTACTTCTTCTAGAACAGGAATTTTAGCAAACTTTATGAGACAAAATGTTCCAGATGATGATTTTGTTAAATCACTTAAAACAACCGCAAGCGGAACAGTTCAATCTTCTGCTTTTATTTTTACAGGACCTACCCCAATGCCAGCAACAATTAATAAAACAGATTTTGTAACTTATGTATACAAGGCAATGGATCAAGACTATAAACACTTTGGAACAAGAATGAGAATTATTGGAAAACCAGAAGCAAGCGAGAAAATATTAACAGCACAAAATGCTTCAGATTATTATTCTGTAGATCCTCAAACAGCAAATGAGCCTTCAACAGTAGTAGGTGGGTCTGGTGGTATTGCAGCAATGGTAAACCCAGACAATAACTATGGGTACTTCTTTGAAATTATATCTTTAACTGGAGATAATTTACAAAAATATACATTGGCAGATGCTGTTACTAACGAGACAACTAGTGTATTGCATAATATTGTATTTTATAAAGTTCAGCCAGGAACCGTAAATGGTGCCACAGTAGCAGTTCCGTATAAGTTGTACGGAGGACTAACTCAAATACTTGTTGATGAAGGAAAGTTTGTTGGACAAGACAGACTACTAAATCAAAAAAATCCAACGGTATACGATCTAGCCATTGAATATGAAAACATAGGTACAACTAGAAGATTCTATCTATATCTAAATAACATATTAATATCTACAGTAGATGATACAGATCCTTTGCCAGCATATAATAATATTGCTTTGTTTACCCGCGGGTCATCAAAATGTATGTTTGAAAATGTATATGCATTAAAGAATTTACAAAATAAAGAAAGTAGTGTGTCTGTAGTAAATAGTGTATCAAATGTATTTGCAAATAGAGATATATCTTCTTCTGACGCTATAAGAAAGTATGCTGTATCTGGTTTAGTTCAGTCAACATATCTTTCTGGAATTAGTTCAAACAATGCTCCAAAATACTCTATATACTTTGAAGAGTTCGGAACTATATTAAGAGAGTGTGCTTATTTTAATATTAAGTATGATAAGGCGTTCCCAGCATTTCTTGCTTTCCTTGCCCCAACTTTTAATAGTGAGAAAACCTATACCGTGTCTGGTTTTAGGGCTGGCTCATACGGAGCAGAGTTCTTAATATTCAATAATACAGATAAGGCAATTGTGCTAGATGAAACTTCGGGTAGTTATTTAAGAATAGTAGGAGTAACATTTACTCAAAATACTTCTAATGTATTAACTGTTGATGACTACTATAGAGACATATCTAATTTTTCAGACCCTATTGTTGTTAATAATACTATTAGGTCTCCTCAAAGGGCAGATAAAATATATCAAGATGTTAAGTTAAGTAGATCTAAATATGGAGATAGATCTTTTTCTTTAGACTCTGCATATATTCAAAGTAGTGATTTAGCAAGAGATATAATGGAGTGGATGGTTAAAAAAACAGTTAAGCCAAGAAAGACTATGTCTATTCAAACCTTTGGAACCCCACATTTACAATTAGGGGATATTGTAAAAATTAACTATACCCTTCCAGATGATGATTTGTTTGTAGATCCAGATAAAAAATTCGTTATATCAGAAATATCATACTCTAGATCTTCTGGAGGAGTTTCTAATAGACTTAAGGTGGTGGAAGTATAATGCCTGACAATAAAGGAAAAAACAATACTGCAACAGAAAAAACAAGAGAACAACAAACTAGAACTGCACTTAAAAATGCAGGAGTTGATAAAAAAACAATAGACACAGTTATCAAACAAGCAAGTAGAACAGGTGTTGGACTCAGTGTTAATGAATCAGCAAATCTTGTAAATAGAGCGGGTCAACTAAAATCAAAACCTATAACAACTCTTAGTGGAGCATCAAAATTTTTAGGAACTTTACAAAGTAGATTAGATTTTAATGCTGGTTTAAATAAAGAAAAAGATCCTAATCCAACAGGAGGTGGGGGATCAGAGCCAATATTTGAATTACCACCACCACCACCACAAATGGTTAGGGTTCCAGAAAGAGACGTAGTTAGTCTTGCACAAGAAAGCATAAGTGCAGAAACAATAACTAATCTATTATTTGAAAACGTTGGGGCTAATGAATTAACTAAGTTTGTTAGACACGATACAGTTGAGGGTATAAATCCATACTATGATGTTATATCTAACCTATCAGATATTAAAAGAAAATTTGACCCTTCTAACCTTATATCCCTTCAAAAAACAAACTCTTCATTTTTTGATATTTATCCTATTAAACTACAAGACAAGATACCTTCTGATGCATACCTTTTAGAAAATAATTTGACTGACTATCTTTATATAGACACTAATGGCGATTTCGTTATTGAGGTTGTTAACCTAAAAGACTCTGAGATTGTAGAAATTGAGATAGACACAAGTGGTACAATATTTGAAGTGGATGAATTATGATAACAAATAACGGAAAACAGATTATTGCAAAGTTCCTACTTGGACAAGCACCTGCTTTTGCCACCCATATAGCCGCTGGAAGCGGTCCTAAGCCACTAGAAACGGGAGAGGCATCATTAGTATCAGCCTCTGTACAATCTCTTGATTTTGAGGTTTTTAGAGTTCCTATCATAGCCAAGGGTTTTGTTAAAGAAAACAATGTAGAGAAAATTGTATTTAAAGCAGAAATGCCAACAAGCCAAAGATACCTTATATCAGAGGTTGGACTATACCCAGCAGGAGCAAACTCTGTTGCTGGAAAATATGATAGCAAACTTATAGTTACCTTTAGCCCTATTGAACAATGGTCTTATGTTGCAACAGGAGCAGCATCACCAGTTTTATTACAGCCAAACGGTGCAATTGACAGCGGAGATAACAACAGCAATATCACAACAACTACTCCAGCACAATTTGTTAACTCTGACTCAGATATCTTTAATAACAATACAAGAAAGATAAGACAAGAACCCCCAAGACTATTAAGCAAAGCATTGATGGTAAGCGGAAGTAGTTCTTACATAAACTCATCCTATACTATACCAACGGGCGCAGCATACTTAGAAAATTCTACATTAAACTTTGATCTAAGTAGAAATAACCCTACAGACAAAATTAAAATAGCACTAAGCCTAGTAAGTAAAGTTTTTAGTCAAAACACAAACCCAGATAACGTTAGAATAGTAGTTCAGTTTATAAATAATGTTTCTAACATTGACTCAGAGCGTCCAAAGGCAACTCTGAATATAGGACTTACCTCTGCAGATTTTACACAAGATGCTTCAGCAAACAGATACCTTGTAGTCACAAGAAATATATCAGAACTAATTAAAGATGATAATTTCTCTTTTGCTAATATTAACTATATCAAGATATTTACTTCTGTATTAAGTTCAGGGGTACCTACAAACAATTATTTTGTTATTTATGACGGTATAAGAATAGAAAATGTATCTACTTTAAACCCTCTTTATTCACTAGTAGGATATAGTCTAATATCTACACAGAATGCTTTACCTATTTTAAAATCAGAAAATACTAATAACTATATTGAATATAGGTTTGGATTAGGCGTAGATAGTTAA